CGACTCTGTCGGCTTCGGCCTGCAGATCCACGAAGCTCTGATTCGTGAACGTCGTGTTGCCGAATTCCTCGAGGGCGGCCCGGCACTGCGCGATCTGATTCTGAACGTTGTCAGTCTGCTCATCGAAAGAGATCAGCGAATCAGCTATACCATCAAGGGCAGACCTATACTCCTCACCAGTTAGTGTGGCTGCGTGAGAAGCATTGGCCACGACCTCATTTCCGGCTTCATTGATCTGGTCAAGTGCTGTCTGCAGCTGGGAAATCTGCGTTTCTACCGCATCGCTCGCCACAGATTCAGGATCTGCTATCTGCGGCCCCTGTGTTTCTGCCTGCTGCGTCTCCACCTCGAACGTGTAGGTCTTCCCAAACGTCTCAGCCAGCTCTTCTTTCATGCCTTCAAGTGCATTGTGGAACTCAGCCAGCTGAGTCTCGTACTCGAGAAACTGCTCTGTCTGTCCGGGATTGATGTATGCGGACATGTCAGGGTCGTTCGTCTTGTCGTTGAGCATGTCAAAGCGCTCATCTCTGAGGCCTTCCAGCTCTTCCTGTGCCTGCGCGATGTCCTTGCTGAGGTTGTTGTAAGCCTTGCTGTTCTTCTGACCGTGCAGTTCCATCTTCTCCCGGTGGTCATACATCGCCTGGAGCTTCCTGTCGGTCTTCTCGATCATGTCCTCCAGCTCGCTGAAGGCCTGTGTTTTTACCGGGGTCTGCGCAGCCTGCGTAATGTCGCGTGTAAGGGCTTCAACCTCGTCCCTTGTCTCCCGGACTTTGGCGTTGTATTCCTCAAGTGCCTTCGGGTCTCCCGCTCGCACTTTAGCCGCGGCCTCGTTGACCTCTCCGAGGGACTTGCGGATGCGGTCAAACCGCTCCTCGACGGACTCAGCCTGTCTGTTCCTCCCGGATTTCTTGCTGGCACTGCTTACAGACTTGCTGTACTGCTGGGCGCTCCTTGCAGAATTGCTCATGGCGCGCTGCATCTGCGAAAAAGTGCTGTCCATGCGCTTTCCGAGCGCATCTACCTGATGCTGGAGCGAGGATATAGCACTTTTCATTTCAGCGGAGCCTTTACCGAACCCGCTGTTATCCAGTTTTGTGTTGATGATTATGGATCCGTCAGCTCTATCGGCCATACCAATCACTCCCTCTCCGCTTCCTTACTCGTTAAGCAGGGCGTTGAGCCTCTCCCGCTCTGCTATCTCTTCCTGTGACAGCTTCTTCCGGATGCGGCAGATGTCCTGGTTACTGCTCCAAAACTCCCTCTCCCACTTTTCCAGCTTCTTGCCTTTCGCTTTCTTAGTTCTTATTGAGAGCACCGTCGCATAAGTGCTCTTTCTGTCGATCGACATAAAAAAACCGAGAAAGGTCCACCAGTGCAGGTATTCCATATCCCGGATTTCACGGCCCGCGGCCGCATTGATCGCAGGGAAGATCAGGTCCGCATCCTGTTCCCAGTCCATCGTTCTGGTGGTGCTTTCCTTTTTCGACGACCCGTGATCTATAAATTCTTTCGCTTTCTTTATGGCTTCCTCGTAGAGGTCCGACGGGATCTCATCGATGTCCTCGTAGAGCACAGTCAGGCACACAAGGACCTTTTCCTTCTTATCGAGGTCCGGATCTTCGAACGCGCAGAGGATCCGCAGAATGTCGCGGTAGTCCGTGCGGATATTCCGCTCGACCCCACCCACCTCTAATGTTGTGGGCAGATCCCATATCATTTCTTGCGTCTCCTGGATATACCCTTCGTGTACTTCTCGATCCGCTTCGCGATCCTGTCTGTCTCTGTGTCAAAACGGTCAGAGATGAAACTGCCGACGGCCTCGATCGCGAGCTCGCAGTAGAATCTGCCGCCAACCGGGGAGAAGGGGTGCATTTTACCGAAGAACGCCTCGCTCATGTTGCCGTCAAACAAGTAGTCTACAGCTTCACGGAGGCGCTTCTCAGCCTCTTTCAGGGCCGCGATGGCCTCACTATCACTGAGATCGTCAACCGTGCCCTCTGGGCCGATTTCGGCCCTTTCCAGGGGCTCTGTGATCTCGCTGAAGTCCTTCGCGATCTTGTTATATCTGTCGATGATGCCCATATCAGTGGGCTTGAAGTAGAACACTCCGATCTCATCGCCAAATTTGTTTTTGATCGGCACCCGCTCGCTGCCGTCATCGATGATGATCTCTGCAGAGTTATTGATTTTGGTGATTTCGTCCGCCATAGTTTGCCTCCTCTTAAAAAGAGGCAGGGTGCCTTTCCCCTGCCTCTTACGCTTTCGTTATATTACTGTGTAGCTCGTCCGCCGATCAGCCGCCGTTGCTTGTGGGTGTGAATTTCTTGGTGCTCATGTCGAACGAACCTGCAACCCTGTTTCCTGCGTTGTACGTGGTAAACGGGATCTGCACGCCGGACGTATCGCCGCCGACAGAGTTGGGGATCAGGTATACATCCTCTCTGTATGCCCACTGGACCTCGCCTGCTGCGTTGACAAGGACGTCGACCTTTGTGGTCAGGCAGCCATCACCTGTAAGACGCTTGTTTGCAACATCTGCGAGCTTTGTGAACAGCGGATCGCCCTCATATGCGTAGAAGGGATCGACCTCACCCTGAACCTCATAGCCGTTGTGGATGATGTTCTGCTCACCGAGGATGTTCTTCTGCACCTCGACATCGGGGTTGAGCTCCTCATTGTACTCCTCCAGGTCCTTACCGATACGCACGTAGTTCGGGGTAGTAGCGTTGAAGGATGCGTCGATGAAGTGAGCAAGATACTTGCGTTCCATTTTTCCGCCAGCCATATCTTAATCTCCTTATAAAATCTTGTACTGAATTGCCAACTGAATCTGATATTTGGCCGTATTGCTCCCAACCTGGGAGACATGGGCCGTAAGTGTGGGGACGATCGACCGGATGCGGCCCTCGTCCCATGTGGGGAAGCTCTGCGCAGCGTTCTGCGCCTGGATCCATTCCACCACGTCCTGATGGAATTTGAGGTTCTGCAGGTTCTGCAGGACGTCCTGCCCGTAGGGCTCCTTAGAGGCGAATATGAAATTCTGCGTCTGGATGTCGTCGAGCACCCGCTCCCCGAGAATGTTCTCATGGTATTTGAGCGCCGACGGGACCGCATAGATCGCGTATTCCGTGGGGCTCTCCGATACATAGTCCACACCGAAGCGCTTCTGCTTCGATATGGCCGGGCACTCCCGGAACCACAGCCGGAGCTGTTCGACATTGTTAACGTCTGACATTTCGCTTTGCCTCCTCGATGATGTCCTGCGCGTGGTCTGCTTTCATCCGCTCGAACCAGAACGCGCCCGCAAGCGCGTTGTAGTCCTTGCTGTACTGGAGCTCATGCCCTGTGGGATGCTTCGTCTTTCCCGGAGGGGAAAAGAAGTAGGCGGGCTCACCGGAATCGTCGATGAATACCGGGATATTAGGTCCGTAGACCTCACCGTAATACATGTAATGTGCATACGGTCCCGGATATACAACTTCGCCGGATCCTATGTCCGTAACGGCATAGGGGCTCGTTTCGAGCGTCCCCGTGTCGTGCGGGACATAGGGCATGCAGTAGTCGATCACCGACTTGTCGATGACCTGCTGCACGATTCCGCCCTCCTCCAGTCCGAACTGTGCGAGGATGGCGTCAGCATCCATGATGCCGTCAACCTTGACTTCAAAGCTCATCCTCCCACCACCCTCCAGTGCTTGGCTCTCGGAGCCCTATGGTTGTCAGTGACTCCGAGGATCGTTGCGATCTCCCCGTATCTTGCGCGAGCCTGCGCAGGTGTCAGAGGCTCAGCCTCTGCCCCTTTTATGATGTAATCCCCATTCCGGAGGGTAAATTCCCCCGCTCCGCCTGTGTAGTTCACCGGCTCAACGTAAGTCTTGCCGCCGAAATCGGCGTCAATCGGAATGCGGATCGTGATCTTGTTCGCGGCCTTGAGGCCGTCATTTGTGACCGTCGACTCTACGTGGCTGTACCACGATACGCCGCTGATCACTGAGGGCTTGTATACTTCGTATCCCGTGATCGGATCCAGGCACTGATTGAACACGGTGATCGTGTCATTGCACATTCTCATCCGTCGTATACCCCTCTATACATCAGAGGTACGCCCCTGTCATCGACCTCGCCATAAAGCAGGTGCCTGATGCCGCGGAGCAGGTTGACCTCTGCCGCCTTAGTCTGCTCTGACGCGCCGCCGAAGCTCTCAGAGTAGCCGTCCGTCGTGAACGAGGAAATGAGAGGACTGCTCGCCTGCGCCGAACTGCCATAAGTCTTGTCATGCTTGATGATCTTGATCATGGCCAGCTTGACGGCTTCCGGCACCGCGGCCATAGCCGCGACGCGGTTAGCTGTCAGGTAATCAATCCTCTTTCTCGCCTCGAACTCAACCAGCGTCCATTCTGACTCTTTGGCCTCTTCAGCGGTCCCGCCGTACTGCAGGAACTCTTCATAGGTCAGATACATGGGCGCCTCCCTCCCGGCTTATCAGCCCAGGGAGATGATCCTTGCGATCGGGATCGCCTTGTGGCTGATATACTGCTTGTCCGCGCCGGTGCCTCCGGAAACGAGCTCCCAGTTCGCGCCGGTCTCAAGCTCGGCATCGGTCGGGGAATCGGTCGCCATGGA